CGGGCTATTACCCGGATTCTTGTAACCACTCTTTCCTGAGTCAAGGGACTTTATAATTTTCTTTATCCCCTCACTCCCGCCTCTATGAACAGGTGAGTATAGAGTAATTGGTCCTTCTACTTCTTTTCGCTTTCCCATTAAGTCCTCCTTACATAGTGTAAAAATACTTGGGCTAGTCTACTGCCCTCAAATTTATCCCTCCAATGAGGGGTTTCAATACCCTTATAAATAAGCCCATCGCCTATATCCAAATCTACCTTTCTTCCTCCAAAAATTAACTCCTTACTCTCATGGAGCGGGTCTAAATAAATAGGCCATATCTCTTCATTTAACTCTCTTCTCAAAGTTAAGGTAACACTAAACTCACAACTATGTCTATCCGTATGCTTCTTTAACTCATCACCTTTCTTGTAAACTCTAAGATAAGCATAAGTAGGGATTAATCCTACACCTGTATGCTTCTCCATATCGGTCAACAAATAACACAGAAGGTTTTTCATTGCCAGATCATTATAGAATGCAGGAGTATTTGGAATCTGATTATCTACAAAATCTCCAGATGGTATAGCGTCTGGAAGTGTAGCTATATTATAAGCATACACACCAAGAAAGTCTAAGAGTTCTCCTGTGAGAAGCCCCCTTACTATTTTAAATTTAGTATGCCCAAGACACATATGAGCATCTATCTCCTTTAGTTACAGGCTCTACTCTATGGGGGTACATAAAGTTAGAAGGAAAGATAATGATATCACCAGTTTCAAATGGTATAACCTTATCACCCCACATTATAAATTCACCACCTTCAAAGTCGTCATTAAGCTGCCCAACAATAGACAGCATTGGTATTCCTTTTATCTGACCGTCAAACAAAGAACTGATATGGTCGCAGTGCTCAGCCATCTTGTGAGTCTCTGCATACTTTAGAAACTTAACAACTGAATACCCATTCCACCCGTCAAACCATTTATAACCAAAACTTCTAACATACTCTGTTAATGTAGAATTAATTTTTTTAATAATAAAGTTATTAGTCTTAGCAAGATCTTCATCCCAAGCTGGGCTTGTAAACCCTATGAACTCTGGCTCAAGTTCATGCTTAGACTTAACTTCTCTTTCCCATCCAAACCCATGTTCAGGATCATTTGTTTCATAACCTGTAAAGTCATGGCCTTCCCACTCACTTGCCTTTAATTTTTCTACAGCAGACTTACAGAAGTCTTTACTAAGGAAATCTTTTTTATGAAATAAATAATCTTCTATATTTTTCTTCATAGATAAGTGGGGGTTTTTACACCCCCACCTTTACACCTATACGTCAGCCAAGAAACCACTTGATGCTTGGTTCTTAGATTGGAGTCCGTACTCAGCCAGAATCATCTGCTTTATACTGTCCCCAGTCCTCGCTAGACTCTCCGTCATGAACGGTCGTAGATACGACACAGCCCAGAAGTCAAAGTCTATAAACCAGCAATCACGTGCTCTCTGGAATCGATCTGGAATTATTTTAAAAGTTCCAAAATCGGAAACATAAACGTCAACAGAAGCCACAACGTGAGCAGGAGCAGACTTATCTGCTGATGTCCTTAGTGCTGACACTGTTTGAGTTAACGCCGAAATAACCTGCTTATTGGAAGAACCAACAAGAATGGTATCTGGTGTTCCGCCACTATCAAAGCATTCTTTGATAACGACCTTCATACCAGCTTCGGTTAATGTTCCTGTTGATGTGGCATCACTAGCGGTGTCCGTACCAGTACCGCTGGAAGCCGAACCTAATCCGGGTGGCGAAGGTGCCGAACCCAAACTGTGATAGTTCGTTGCTACCCATGATCCTAATCCACCAGTCGCTCTCGCTGTGGCGGGGCCAGGACTTGGGCCTGCTCCTGCGGACTGTGCTACATTGTCCATCAACATCTTTTCCATATCACGCTTCATTTCTTTGGCGCGTTTCGCTAACTGATACGCTTGGGAAGATTTTCTGCCCGCAAAATTAACCGCCTCGGCTGTTCCAGAAGTCTGGACTGCCTTAACGGATATCTGCGTGTAGTTCCCTACCCTTGTGGGTTCACTTACAGCGGCAGAAGTTGGATCATTTCCCTCAGTAGCTCTATTAGCTGCTGCTGCGGTCAACGCATCTGTCTGCCATTCAAAGTAAGTATTCTCAGCAGTCTCACGACCACAACCACTTAGGAACGGTGTCTCAGTTGGCGAAATATTATATATGATATTACTGAGGTCTTCCCTGATGCCTATAGCACCATAGGTTTCCCTAGTATTTGCTGGAATTGCCATATAATATTCTCCTATTAAAGATCAACGAAATCCTCAAATAAGCCAATCGCGTCATTGACGTGACCGGATTGTTTAAGGCGCTTCATTTTAGTATGACGCACAGCTTTATTACTGGCAGACTTCTCAACACCTTTTCCACTCTTAACAACCTTTACATTCTTTTTGACTTTTTTAGTTTTAAGATTTCTAGCTCTTCGTTTTTCATCTTCCCAAGCCTTGGCTTGCATAAGAATAATAATAGAGCGATGGTCAAACAGTTGTTTAACCTCTTCATCATTAAAGCCTTTGGAGTTAGCAAAGGTACGCAGATCATTAGCAATAGCTTTTTGCTTTTCTGGAACACCCCATTCTGGTATCAATTGTACCAGCTTCTGGTATTCCCCTTGCGCCCATTGGTTGAATTGTTGTTGATGCTCTTGAGACTGTTGTTCACTCTCTTTAGCATGTGTCTGTTGCAGTCTTTGCATATTAGATTGTGCTTCACGATACTCATCACGTTTAGTAAGGTACTCTTCCTTATCTTCCGTTTTCAATCGTTCCCAATCCATATTCTCATATTCTTGTAGCGATGAGAGATTTAACTCTACTGCACCCGCTAAAGAACTGATATAGTGCTGTCGAGCCTCCTGAGTCTTAGCAACTTCTTGCTGATAAAACTGACCAGCATCTTCGAGTTGTTTCCGATACTCGCTTAACTCTTGCGTCTTACGTGTATAATCCTGTTGTCGGGAATATCCCTTTAGGAGTTCTTCTTCAGTAACCTCTTGCTCTTGACCGTTAATCTTAACGGTGTAGAGTCCAGGTGTGTCGTCCTCCTCCTCAACGATTTCTTCTTCGACTTCGGATTCTTCTGAGTCCTCCCCCTCTTCTTCAGATTCTTCATCAGATGCTTCCAATGCTTCCTCTTCTGCTTCGGTCGATTCTTCAACGTCTTCGGTTACTTCTTCAGACGTTTCGGCTTCTTTCTTTTTAGGTGTCTCCTCTGCAGGTTCCGTTAAAGATAGAAACGCTTCTTGTGCTTCCCTTATACTTCCTTCTGGAAGAGTTGGGAGTGCTGCTGGTTGCGGGGCTTGTTGCGTATCCGCCATAATTCTTTACTCCTTGTTAGATAAATGGATGTTGCTCTTTAAGAACCTTGTTCATGTGTCCAGTTTCAACTATGGACTGTACATGACCATGTATTCTATCGAGCAGTCTCATTGCAAGCCAGATTGATTCTCTGGCTTCAACTCTGTAGAACCGCTGACATTCCAGCGATTCATTAAATCTTCTTTTATTACATCAAATGATTCGTTAAATAATGGATCATTTAAAAGTGAATTTGCTCTTCCTTCCCTTTCTTCTGGTGTCATGTGGCTCCTATAGCTACGGCTCTCTTCTGTTCTCTTTCAAGATTAAGTTCTTGTTGTTTTAAACTAGAATCAATTTGCATCTTCTCATATTCCTGTTGAATCTTCTGCGCCTTTAGCTGAAGCTCACCTGCTTTGATCTCTAGCTCTTGCTTCTTTATTTGACTCTCCATCATAGCGGACTGGTCTTCGGGTGAAGGCTGCTCCTGCTGAGGTGGAATTGTTGCTGGGTTAGTTAAGAAGTCATCGACATTCTGGAATCCCATTGCCTTAACTAATGAGGCTCCAAGATTATACATATTCTGCTCGCTGACTATTTTTAATCCACCCTTCATTGATTCTCCTGCGAACTGGAGCATCCTCGAAAGGTGAGCCATCTGCTGGTCTTTATTACCACCACCCAAAGCAACTGAAACAGTGCAATCAAACTTATCATTCCAAGCATCAGGA